GGTTCAGGTTGATGTGCTGACCCTCCCGAACATCACGATTGGCGCGGCGCTGCCTACCGGCGGGAACACGATTGGCGCCGTCGATCTGGCGCAGTACACGCCGGTGAGTGGACGCCTGCCCGTCGATGGGTCCGGGGTGACGCAGCCGATCAGCGCGGCGACGCTGCCGTTGCCTGCCAACGCCGCCAACGCCACGAATCAGGGCACCACGAACATCCGGCTGCTCTCCATTGAATCCGCGGTCGATAACCTGTCCCTCGCCGCCTATTCGAACACGCTCGACGCGGGGACGCTGGCCGCGACGACGACTGCGGCGGCTTTGCAGGCGAATACGACGAGCGTGGAAATCCTCGTCCAGAGTGACCCGGAAAACACCGTCGATATTCTGTGTGGCTCGCTCACCACGCAGCCGCTGCAACTGAAGCCGGGGGATGGCCTGACGCTGCGACTCGGCAATACCAATCTCGTCTACTGTAAAACCGTCAGTGGCACGGCGACCGTCAACTACCTCGCGCGCCATTAACTAAGAAAGGGGAACCGGCATGGGGATCCGTTCGCGTTCGCTGCTCCCGATCGTACTCGCGCTCACCGTCGCCTGCTGTGCTTCCGTGCGCGCCGACTATCTCGCGCAATCCGCACTGGCGGAGACGCCGAGTTTTCAATCCCGCGTCCGCATCGCCGCCTTCGCCGCGGCCATCGCGATCGCGAATGAACCCCCCGCGACGGTGAACTACACTCGGCGCGTCGCGTTCGCCCAAACCTTCGTGCAAAAAGCGGACGTCTTCGTCCTGAAGATCGCCTACGGGGTCGTCGCCGATGAGACGATCACCGACGCCTCGACGGATGTGCAGCTGCTGACCCGCGTGAGTGCGATCTGGAACACCTTCGCCGGCCGAGAGGAGGCGCCATGAACCGGCTCCTCCTCGGATTGAGCGGCGTGGCCGTCGCGCTGGCCTTCGCCGTGTTCGCGGGGGACGGAGTTGAGGGGCAGACGCTCACCTATGCTCCGCGCACGAGTGTCCGGGACGAAGGCACGCTGGTCGCGAGCCGGGGCTATCTCAACTTCACCGGCGCGTCGGTCACCTGCACCGACGATGCGGCCAACAACGAAGTCGACTGCGCGATCAGCGGGGGGAGCGGGGGCGGCAATTTTCTCGAAGTCTCGGTCAATCTCGGCGCTGATGGCGGGCTGGTCTATCGCACCACGGTGACCGGGCAGACGTGGGTCACGGGCACGAGCCAGATTCTCTGCAGTCCCTTCGCGACGACCGCGGACGGCCAGACGATCGAAACCATCGAAGCCTCGGGCGTACAGGCCGTCGCCTCCAATCGCGTCGTCGGGACCGGGTTTGATCTCGCGGTCTATACTCCACACGGGGCCACCGGCATTTATCGGTTTCATTGCACAGGGAGCTAGCACATGCGGCCACTGAAGTACACCATCGCGATTCTCCTCATCGGGTCGACACTCCTCTATGGGCAGGGGTTGCCGATCAAGAGCGGCCTCGACACGAACCTTGCGACGGTCGACGCGAACAAAAACATGCGCGTCACCTTCGGCCCCTCGACGCGGGGCACCTACTACGCGACGGCCATCGGCTTAGTCACCACCGCGCTGTTCAACCTGACGATCGAAGCGCCCGCCGCCACCGGGTTCAAACTCATCAACTGGTGTGTGGGCGTCAGCAACGCCACCGCCGCCGCCGCGGTGAGCGTCACCGTCAATCGGCGCACGACCGCCTCCTCCGCCGGTACCTTGGTCACGAATGAAGCGACCGCGACGCCGTCCATGTCGAAGGCGGATCCCGCCGATGGCAACTATGCCGGCGTGGTGCGCGTGACGAGCACGCTCGGCACCATTGGGGCGCTCCTCGACGGGACCGCGTTTCAGGTCGGGACGATCGCGGGCGGCAATGCGCTGACGCCGTTCTGCAAGTCCTATACAGGGGAAGGGGCGAAGGCGATGGTCGTGGCGGCCGGCGCGACCAATGGGATCAGCATCAACGTCAGCGCCCCGGGCGCGGGCGGCTTGGCGGCGGGGGCGATCACCGCTACCGTCATCGTGGAATAGCGCTACACTCTACCGATTCATGGCTCTGCATGATTTTCACTGCTCGCCGTGTAACTACGTCGCGGTCGACGTCAACGTGCCGATCGCGATCGGGGCCGTCGCCGCGTACGTGCAGTGTCCGCATTGCAAGGGCCGCATGGACTGGATCCCACAGGTCGGGCGCATGGACGCCGCCAATGGTCCGGGCTTCGTCGGCTTCGATTGCTACGACGGAAAAAATCAGAAGGTGCACGTCTCCAGCCTCAAACAGCTGCGCGCGATCGAAAAGCAGAGCGAAGTCGACCATCGCAACGGCGAAGGTCAGCCGCTCGTCTTCCGCGCGTTCAGCAACACGCGATCACAAATGGACCAGTCCGCGCTGCACCCCACATTCAACGGGGGCGAAGCGCCGACCAAGGCCGCCGCGCATCGATTCGGCAGCTCGCTCGTGAAATCGTCTGAAGAGCTGCCCGGGGAATATGGCCCGGGCGTGTCTGATGACAACACGTCCGCGCTGCCAATCGACTGATGGCTGAATTTTCTACCTCCGGCATCAAAGACCTACCGACCACCACAGCGCAATCGCTGCAGGTCGGCGATCCGCGCGTGCTCGGCTGGCTGCGCGAAGCGATTCAGGAAGGCGATCTCATCAATCGCAACGACCCGAGCTACGACGTCATCGAGCGTGCGCAGCAATATATCGTCGGCGAGCAGCTCTCACCCGAGCAGCGCCGACTGAAATACCTCCCACAGGTCACGATCAACGAATCGCGGAAGGCCATGCAGGCTCACGTCAGTGCGCTGACCGACCTGAAGCCGCTCGCAGGCTGGCGATCGAACCCCGAATACCAGAATTCCGCGGATCTCCTGAACAAGTACCTGCTCTACGAGTGGGTCACGTTCATGTTGGATCTCGATTTGGGCGACGCGGTGAAATATTCGCTCGCCGCAGGCACCGGCGATCTCGTCGTCGACTGGGATCCGCACATTCCGGGCGGCGGCGGCCATCATCTCAGCCCGCGCGACCCGCGCGACACCCTCCCGATCCGTCCGTCGATGACGCGATCGTGCCAATTCTGGGAAGGCGTGACGATTCGCGAAGAGCACAGCGTCAATACGCTCCGCGGGATGTATCCGCTGCAGGCGTACATGTTCCGCCCGAGCTCGGACAACGCGATTTCGCGCGTGATGGGGCGTTTTCGCACGACGGCCGCGCGGTTGCTGACGCCGGCGGACCCGCTCGACACCCTCACGCAACACGGCGCGCACTCGCGCCGCATGCGCCCGGGCAAAATCGTGCTCTATCGGACCTATCTGAAGGATCGCACGCGGAATCTGAGCGGAAAAGAGCTGACGATGGGCCGCCCGGGCTCGAATTGGGCGTACATCGTGAAACCGGACGAGCCGCTCTATCCCCGCGGCCGGCTGATCGTCTCGATCGACGATGCGATCCTCTACGACGGCCCGAATTCCTACTGGCACGGCATGTTTCCCGTCTGCCGGCTGAAATTGTGGTCGGTCCCGTGGCAGCTGCTCGGGATTCCGCTCTTCAACGATCTCCTGCCCGTGCAGGACGCCATCAACGACACCGTCCATGACGTGCGGCTCGGGATTCGGCAGTGGCTCGACCCCGATATCGTCTACAACCGCAACGCCGTGTCAGAGACCACGATGCGGCTTCTCGATCCGCGGCGCCCGGGCAAGCGCATCAAGGTGCAGCCCGGCTACGGGGATCCCTATGACAAAAAAGACGGGCCGAACCCGCAAGTCATCGCGCAGGCGTCTGAGCTCTGGGACAAACTCACCCAGAAATTCACGGATCTGTCGGGCACGGCGAATCTCTCGGCGCTCCTGCAGCTCCGGCAGCTCCCGAGCGCGGACACGATCGAGAAGTATTACGAAGCGCTGACACCGGAGATCCGCTCCGAAGCCCGCGCGGTCGAAGGGTTCCTGCGCGACCTGTCGGAAATGGTGAAGTGCAACTATTTCCAGTTCCTGAGCTCCGCCAAGCGCGTGCAGATCCTCGGACAGGCGGGCATGACGCTCTCAGATTTCGATCTCGACCCGGGCACGCTCGTGCCGGCCCTCAAACCCGGGCAGCCCGGCTACACGCCCGAGCTCGATCCCGATCTCGCGACGCACGATCAGCGCGCGCAGTGGTTCCACAAGCAATTCGTCTTCATCGTCGCGCCGAATTCCGTGCTCGCGCTGGACGCGGCCGAGAACAAAATGATGCGCCTGCAGCTCTATCGTATGGGCGCCTACGATTTCTGGTCGCTGCACGAGACGCTCGAAACCCCGAACGTCGGCGCGCCGCCGAAAATCCCGCTCCCGCCCATCCAGCCGCCCGGTCCCGAGATCGTCATGGGGCTCATGCAGCAGATGGTCGAAGCCGGCGCCGCGGGACTGGCGATGGGTGCGCCTCCGGAATTCCAAGCCCCGGACGGCCGGCGCTTCACGATGGACCCCT